GGTTCTACTGGAAGGTAACATTGCATCTTTCATGTTTGTGTTTTGATTGGTTATGTAGAGGGCAGTCTAGCAATGGGGCTGCCCTTTTTAATTATTATATATATTATGGTTGATGAAATTTCTAATATATCCGAGATCAAAGTAAAGGTCGGATATAAAGCAAAAACAAATTATAAGATTACAAGTCCCGAGGACGTTTATAATGTTGCTAAACATTTATGGGACAATGTATTCCAAGACATGCAGTTAAGAGAGCGTATGGTTATGCTTGCCTTAAATAGAGGTAATGAAGTACTGGGTTATCACACCGTAAGCGTAGGTGGTACCACAGGAACTTTAGTAGACCCTACAGTAGTATTTAAGATATTGTTTAACTTAGCCAACTCAGCAGCATTTATTTTAATACACAACCACCCTAGCGGATTATTAAAGCCTAGTAGGCAAGATGATAAGATGACAGAGAAAATGAAAGAGGCTAGTCAACTACTGGATTTTCAGCTTGTAGACCATCTTATTGTTAGTCATGAAGGTTATTATTCCTATCAAAACGTTGGTGAACTATAATTATGGAAGATATCAAATCTAGATTAGAAGAAATTACATTCATAGACAATGAGTTACAGCTCTATGAGTATGAAAGTTTCTTCCATTGGATATCTCATCAGACTATACTAGCTGTAGATACAGAAACATCTGGGTTTGATCCTCATACTTGTAAGCTACTAACACTGCAAATCGGTAACTATAACCGACAGTTTGTTATAGATCTTACCAAGGTATCTATTGACCTGTTTAAGAGCGAGTTAGAGAGTAAAATCCTGATTATGCACAACGCCAAGTTTGACTTGAAGTTTCTGTATAAACATAGGATATACCCATCTAATGTTATAGATACTATGCTCAATGAAGTGATACTATACACGGGTAATAATAATGTATCTAAGGGACTAGGTAAACTGACTAAGATGTATCTAGATATAGACTTAGATAAAGGTGTTCGTAATCGTATTACTGAGGATACTATATATGACGAAGAGGTTATAGTATATTCTGCTGATGATGTAAAGTATCTGCATAAGATATATGAGATGCAGTTAGCCAAACTAAAAAGCAAAGACTTACTTACTACTGCTAAGGTAGAGTATGAGTACGTCAAGGTATTGGCATATACTGAGTTTCATGGTATGTCTATAGATGCAGAAGCATGGAAGAAGATATCTGCGGATAGTAAAATGAAACTGGTTGAGATAACCAATCAGCTCAATCAGTATATCCTCATGCATAACATCAAGCCATTTATTAAGCACGTGAGGACTTTGTTTGATGACTACCAAGAGATTACCATCAACTGGAATAGCTCTCAACAGGTGATTAAACTGCTTAATGAAGTAGGAGTTGACGTAGATACTGTAGATAAGAAGAAGCTTGCAACTATTGACCATCCTATAGTAAAGCAACTGCTAGAACGTAGTTACTGGGCTAAGAGAGCAAGTACGTATGGCTATGACTTTCTAAAGTATATCAATGAAAGAACAGGTAGAATACATACTGACTATTGGCAGATACTAAAGACTGGTCGCATATCATCTAAGAATCCTAACCTGCAGAATATACCTGCTACAGAAGAGATACGTAAATGCTTCTCTGTAGAGAAAGGCAGAGCTTTGATTGTAGGTGACTATAGTGCGCAGGAATCTAGAATCCTTGCTGAGTATGCTAATGAATCCTCTATGCTGGAGTTTTATCTTAGCGGTAAGGGAGATATTCATTCCTTCGTAGCACAGAAGCTATACCCTGATGTGTTAGGCGAACTATCTTACAATGAGATTAAGGATCAATATGGTGATCTGCGTAAGAAAGCTAAGGGTGCTAACTTTGCATTGGCTTATGGTGGCAATGGTGCTACTATAGCCAATAACCTATCTGTAACTAAAGAGGTAGGTGATGAGGTAGAAACAGCTTACTTCAAGGCATTCCCTGATGTTAGGGCATACTTTGATAAGATTAAGAGTGAGTCTATAGCACAAGGATATATTGATGTAGACCGTGTCTTAAAACGCAAAGTATATCATGATGATATTGCTATTATACAACGTGGTGCTCGTGGCTATATAAATGATAAGCAAGTAGCTAGACGTCATTTCATTGCTAAAGGCGAATATGAAAGACGAGCTATGAATTATCCTATACAATCTAGTGCCGCAGGTATGGTTAAACTTGCTAGTATTGCTATCTTTGATCAAATAATTAAGGAAGGTAAACTTGGAAAAGTATTTTTAAGTGCGTATGTTCACGATGAAATTCACTTGGAGGTTCCATCAAGGGATGCAGAAAAGTGGAAAGACATCATGAAGCAATGTATGGAAGATGCAGCTAAGTTATACTGTCCTCGTATTGGGGTAGAAGTAAATCCTGATATTGCTGATTATTGGATTAAAGATTAACAACATGAACAAGGAAGATTTTTTCTATTGGATAAAGGAATATCTCTCTGATGCAAAAGATGGATTGACTCCTAAACAAGTTGAGTATATTCTCGACCACATTAAGGATGTTGAAAAGCCACTTGATAATCAGGGAGGATATTACTGGACTTCCAATTCTACATTTATCGACTAATTAATCCATTATGCTTGTTAAACAACCCCACGAACTCATCAGTGATGAAGTTCTAGAGGTTGACTTTCGCAATTCCATTCACAAAGACGCATTGCAAAAGTGGTATGAAGCAGAAGGCATAGGTACTGCAGAAGTTATTACTGGTAACGGTAAGACTTTTATAGCTATGCATGCTTTATGTATGATACCACCTAACTCTACTGTCTTAATAGCTTATGAGCGCAATAACCGTGATCAGAGCTTTATGGTAGAAGGTCAGAAGTACAAAGAAATCTTTGGTACTAACCCTTTAGAAGACCTAGGACATGACATTACCTTTGAGTGTTATCAAAGTTATAAACGCTTAGAAGGTAATACCTATGACCTTATTATTGCAGATGAGATTCACGACTCACTAACACCACAGTATGGTAAACTGTACATACAGACTAAATTTACCCATATACTTGGCTTGTCAGCAACGATTGATACTTCTACGACTTACCGCACTTCAGATGGCTATGAGTTTACTAAAGGCGATTTAATTAATAAAGTCGCACCTGTAATCTATAGCTACATGAAGTTTAACCGTGATATTATTATCTATAAGGTTAAGCATGAAGCTGATGATAAGTATGAAGTAGATATCAAAGGCAAGAAGTACAATGAAGTATCTGCTATTGAATACTATAAGAGTAAACTAAAGTACTACGGTATGCGTAGGAATAGCTTTATGATTAATAAAATTATGGCAGAGTACTCTAAGATACTCTATGACCTACGCAGTAAGATAGGACTTGCTAAGAAGATACTTAAAGATGTAACCAAAGGACAGGTTATTGTGTTTGGCAATAACATCTCTTTTATACAGAAGATAGTACCTTATGTAGTGAGCTATCGCAGTGGTAAATATCAGAATCAACAACTGATAGAACGATTTAGGAAAGGACACATAGAACAGATAGGTTCTTTCCATAAACTTAAACAGGGTGAGAACCTTGGTTATGTAGATGCTATAATCATCACATCATATTTTAGCAAATCCAAAGACCTTATTCAACGAATAGGTAGAGGAACTCGTGGTGGAGAATTTGGACCTCTAAAGGTTATCATATTCTGCACAGAGGGTACTCGCGAAGAAGGATGGTTTAATAAAATGATGGAAGGATTAGAGTTTGCAGATTATCAATTAGTAAAATGTAATGGATTTATGGATTTAAAACAAAAGTACAATGAGCTGGACTAAACGCTATTTAGAATTAATTGATGCAGGTTATCAAGCTGATGAAGCTGCTAAGATGATTGAAACACAAAGACTAACCCTAGAAGCCCAAGAGAGAGATGGAGATAAATCTGAAACATCTAAGTAAAGTTGTAGATATTGATGCAGGAGCATACTTTACATTGCTATTGCTTAATAGTGCAGAGGATGGTGATGTTCAGAAACTCGTAGAGAATAACCCATTCTTGTTTTCTAATGTTTCTTTCTTGTATCTCTATGAGAAAGGACTTATACGCATGAGAGATCCCAATGAATCTCCTACGGGATTGCACATGGAATATGCTCACAAAGTACTTAAGAAATTATTAATAACTCAAGATGGTAAAGCATTCATAGGTGCTAGTGATCATCTAGTTATGAATATGATTGATGAGTATCGTAAGCTATTTCCATCAGGTGTGTATACAGGTAGTAGACTAGTCAAGGGTGACCGCAAAGGTTGCATTAAGAAGATGCAGAAACTAATGCGTGATAACCCTGATGTAACTCCTACAGAGATTATAGAAGCTACTAAGATTTATGTAGGCAAAGCCAAGGATACTTTCTATGAGAAGATGACTTGTGCAGATTACTTCATTGAGAAGAATGGAGTGTCTATGCTTATGGGTTACATAGAAGCTTATAGAGAAGGAGAAACTACTACACCCACCACTGATTTTACAGAAGACATATGAGTTACTTTGACAGTACCGTTAAATGGATTGAAGACGGCAAGGCAGGTCTTAATGAAGGTCTTAACATGGGCTTTCCAAGACTACGGACTCATATACCTAATGTACAAAAGGGTACTTACTATCTAATCGGTGGTGATCCAGGTGCAGGTAAATCTACGTTTACCCTCAATGCATTTGTACTTAATCCCTTTGAAGATGTCATGAAGTTTCCTGACAAAGGTAATCTCAAGATATTCTACTTTTCTTTCGAGTTAAAGACAGAGATGATTCTGACTAAAGCCATTACCCGTAAGCTGTATTATCAGTATGGTTTAGTGGCTGATGTAAACTATGTTTTATCACGTGGTAAGAACAGAATTAGCCAAGAAATTTACTCTAAAGTCTTGGAAACCAGGGAGTATTTTAGTAAATTAGAGGATGTATTAGTGGTAAACGACATACCTGAAAACCCTACGGGAATAGAGAAAGCTTTAACTCGATATGCCCATGAGAATTTAGGTTCACCTACGTATGGTACATTTACAGATGAGGATGGTAATGACAAGCAGTATGTTAATGGTTTTATACCTAACGGTAAGAACAATTATACCTTGTGTATCATTGACCATATTAGTCTGATTAAGAAGGAGAGAAGTTTTAATGTAAAAGCCAACATCGACAAGATGTCAGAGTACATGATTAACCTGAGGAATACTTATGGTATTAGCCCTGTAGTAGTTCAGCAGTTAAATCGTAGTTTTGCAAGCACTGATCGCATGAGGCTTAATAAATTAGAACCTACCCTTAATGATTTCAAAGATTCAGGTAACACTGTACAAGATGCAGAAACCGTCTTTGCTTTGTTTAATCCTAGGCAGTTTGAACTAACTGAATATCGTGGATATGACATTGAGCAGTTGCAAGACAGATTCCGTGCAGGTATTGTACTTAAGAACAGATATGGTAGCGCACAAAAGCGTATTCCTATGCTGTTCATAGGTGAGTCTAGTATCTTTGAAGAAATGCCCAAAGCAGAGGAAATGTCGCCACAACGATATGAATTAGTAACCAACATCAAAACCAATGTGTAATGGGTAGATTATGTTTTATTGTAGCTAATACCGGTATGGGTAAGAGCTACTCCATGAGGAACTTACCTCCTGAAAAATGTATTATCATTAACACCGACAAGAAAGAATTACCTTGGAGGCAGTATGGTAAGCAGTGGAATAAGGAACTCAAAAACTATCTCGAAACTTCTGACATTGAAGACATACGTGCTATTATCAAGTACGGTGCTGAGAATGATAAGAAGATTATCGTGATAGATACTTGGAACATGAATGTCAATGATCTTGTATTTAGTGAAGAGTTTCGCAAGCGAGGTACAGACTACATGACCAAGTGGGGTGAGATGGCTGCAAGTCAGTATCAATTGTTTAATTACATTCGTGATAATACACCTGATGATATGTATGTATATCTGATGGCACATCCTGAAGAAACATTAAACGAGGATACAGGGCTTATTGAAATGCGCATAGCAGTGCATGGTGGTATGCTAAAAAAGGTCAGACCTGAAAGCAAAAGCACTATTGTACTATATGCGGATGTTCAAAAGAAACCTGAAGGAGTGCAGTACAAATTCAGAACCCAAACTACAGGCAGAGATACTTGCAAGACTCCTGTAGGAATGTTTGAAGATTCTCTAGTAGATAATGATCTATTAGAAGTCGATGCAACTATTCGAGATTATTACGGACTTAATTCAATTAAAGATGGCAAAGCCAGGACCAAGAACGCAGGAAGTTAAATACAACAGAAAAGGGGAAGCTTATGTTACCCACTATAGAACCAAGTTGTATTTGAGTGAAGCTATGAAAGCTGAACTTAACGGAGAAAAGGTTGGGATAATTCCACAATCTAATTCTTCATCTTATGTAATTAAATTAGATGCACTAGGAGAATTTGCAAAAGTATGGATAGAATAACTTATGATTGGGCTACACAGGAAAGGTTACCTGATGTAGACACAGAAACAGAACCTATGGTTGAACAAGAACCTATTAAAGTAAAGAACGACAAACCCCTAGCATGGGATGTAGTTCCTGCAAAAGAACCTTGGGAAGAGGTACGTATTACTCAGATTATTGACTTTTTAGAAGAGGGCTTTGATCGTGAGGAAATTGCAGTTATGATTGGGCATGATAAGAAAGATATAGATACGCTATTTTCTCGCTATCCAGCCTTATTTAATCGCAAACCCCGTAGAAGTAATCGTTTGCCTTTCCGAGTAATTGATGATAGTAACCAATAAATTAAACTAAAATGGCTATTCAAAGCAACAACAGTAACGAGAAAGTAGTATCAGGACAAGACAACACCGTATATGGCGGTTTAATTCCTTTTAAGGTATTGTCCGTTAATCCTACTAAAGCAGAGCTTGAGAAACTCTACAACACTACAATTGATAACAAACCTGAATATCGCAAGAAAGATAAGAACGGTGATGACTTTGTTGTAGTTAAGTTTATTGTACAATCTGATAGTTCTGCTATTGAGAACCCAATTACCACTAGTGTAAACTTTATTGTACGTCCTAAACTACGTACTAATAAAGCAGGTGATAAGAATCAATACATTGATGCCTTTGGTACTACAGGATGGGCTGGTAGTGTAGATGATTTACAAGAATGGGTTGATAAGAAGAGTGCTGTTAAAGCATTTGTAGGCGAGGAAGATCTAATGATGTTTATCAAAGCATGGGCTAACGTAGCTACAGAAGGTGAATGTCGTTTAGATAACCGTGAGGAACTCGCTAAAGGGAATGTCACAGAGTTGAAAGAGTATGTTACTCAACTCAAAGAAAACCGTGTAGTTCTCTTAGCAGGTGGTGTAACGATGAACAATGATAAGTTTGTACAAAGTGTGTACAACAAGTTCTTTGGTCGTCTTACCTACTTCAATGAGAAAGGTTTCTTACGTACCTTAGAGAATGAATATACTGCATGGGATGCGGTGTATCCATCTGACCTATCTGTTCAAGAAGTTAAAGAGCAGAAGGCAGAAGTTATTTCCACTGATTCTAACGATGATATTAAAAGCATATTTGCATAATGGCAATAGCAAGCAGGAGTAGTGATGCAACACTCACTGCTGATAATATCTTAAAAATGGTTAACCCCCTGGATGTCTTCAATAGATATTCAGGGGTTTCCATTCCTATAGGTAATGCTATATCTAGTCCTCTACGTGAAGATGATAGCAGTCCTTCTTTTTGTATATGGCAGGGAGATGATACGCTAATGTTTTCAGATTTTGGTATGAACAAACATGGTACTTGCATTATGTTCGTGCAACTATTGTACGATATTAGTTTTAAGGATGCTCTTATCATGATTGACAGTGATTTTAATTTGGGATTGTATAAATCGACAAATGTAAAGCACGTTAAAGTACCTAAGAAGACTACCTATCAGAAGCCTGAAAAGAAGAAGACTAAGTTTGTACTTAAAGTTCAAGACTTTACTGCGGATGACTTGGCTTTTTGGAAGAGGTTTGGAATAGACGAGTATGTATTAAACTATTATAACGTGGTATCATTAAAGAGTTTCTATGTCAATGATAATTACATCAAGGCAGATAAACTTGCTTTTGCATACCTTATGGAGAATAATACACAAGTCAAGATATACCAACCTCGGAGTAAGAAACTAAAATTCTTATCCAATACCAATACAAGTACAGTCCAAGGTATAGATCAGTTACCTTACACAAGTAATAACATTGTAATTACATCTTCTATGAAGGATGTAATGGTGTTATATACTATGGGCATTCATGCTATTGCATTATCTAGTGAGATGCAGATGCCTGACAAAGAGTTAATTGATATGCTTAAAAGAAGATTCTTAAATATCTCTTTGCTTTATGACAACGATTATAACAAAACAAATAATTGGGGTCAGATACAAGCAAAAAAGATAATTAATACATTTACTTCTATCAAGCAGAACCTTAAGATACCTGCTAAATACAAGAGTAAAGATCCGTCTGATCTTGTAGCTAATGTAGGATATGATAAAGCGTATACCATTATTCATAGTGAACTTATATGTACACATAAAAATGATTTCTAATGAAAGAACTAGTTAAAGAGTTACTAGATATCGCGGAAGAACTAGAAAACTCAGACTTAGAGTTTCAAAACTTTGAAGCCAAGGGTATCTATTATGCCTTGGAGTTTCTTAAACTAACTAAAAATGGTAGAATACAGGAGTAAGGATGAAGAGATTATGGCTTCATACTTACAGACACTACAAGACCACGGTTATGTAGATAGTTTTGACTATGAACCTACCTTCCCACAAGTAGCTCCTAATTTAACTGTTAATTACAAAGTACCACGTGTGACTAAGGAAGATAAGATTGTGACTAAAGAGTTACTTTCTAATACTACCTACACCCCTGACTTTGTAATTGTGTGGAATAAAAAAGCCGAAGGTATATTCTATAAAGACATCAAAAATATAGAGTATAACAATAAGGTTTACTTCTACGCAGAACAATTAAGTAAAGGAGATTGGGAACCTTTTACATCCTACATTGACGTTAAACCCCCCGCTGCTGCTGACATGTGTGCTGCTAGGGTATTTGGTTTGACTCAACGATTTATTTATGCCACCTTAGGTATCTATGTACAAAAAGTAGTAGTGCGTAATTCAGCACGTGCTTTAGTACACAATACATTTGTACCTGAAGACTATCGAGTAAACGCTAAAACGGGGCACGTTTATTCTTTTGGCAAGTTCAAAGCTCCATCATTTAATATGTTCCTTAATTCGTTATGATTGCGACTAATTCAAATGCTTTTGCTGTGAAGGACTATCACAAGCAAGAGCGAGTATCCCAATCTATGCTTACTAAACTAAGTGTAGATCCCTTCTTACTTTCTGATATTATGAAACAGAAAGAACAAGAAAAGAAGTTTGAGTTTCCAGATTTTAGTGACACACCTATGAAGATAGGTACTGCTGTTGATGCACTGCTGTGTCTTGATGAATCGTCCATGTATGAGATCTTTGATGTTTATCCTGGTGTTATCCCTACAGGGCAGATGCTGACCTTCTGCCATAACCTGTATAAGATATGCTGGCAAAGAGGATTAGAGAAGATTGAAGATGTCAACATGGATGCTTTTCAAGCTGCGTATGATAATACAGGTATTAAACGTGATAACTTTGAGAAGTTTGTATATGAGAGATTTGCCAAAGAAGGTAAGACGTACTTTGAGTTTATTCTACAAGCTAAGGATAAAGAAATACTTAGTGAAAAAGGATATGATATGGCTCTTAGAACTGCAGAGTCTTTACGCAATCATCCTTATACTACTAAGTATATTACTCAACAAGAGAATGTAGATGACTGGGCATACTTGTATCAGCTACCGATATACTTTGAGTATAAAGGAGTGAAGTGTAAGAGTATGCTAGATGTAGTGCGTATTAATCCTAATGAAGGCATTGCGCAAATCATTGACATCAAAGTCAAGGAAGGACCAGTAAGTTCTTTTGATTATTCCTATCGTAAATTTAGGTATGACTTACAAGGTGCATTCTATAAACTTGCATTATCTTATTGGCTAAAAGCAGAAGGATTAGACTTAGTAATAGAAAATCCTTATTTTGCGGTAGAATCATTTACATCTACAGGCAGACCACGAATCTTCCAAATGTCTGATATAGACTTAGAAGTAGGCACTAACGGAGGTTATAGCCTAGCAAGTGGTAAGCCTACAAAAGGTTATGAACAGCTCATTGATGAGTACAAAGAGTACTTACAGCTTGGTAGCTATGATTATCCCATGGATGTACGTAAGTCTAACGGTAAAGTAATTGTCAATGAGTATACAACAATCAACCCAGCCACAGGTAATTGATATTAGAAATGCTAATACCAAAGTACATGTAAGTGGATATGAATGCACTATCCTAACTAAAGAAAAAGCCGAAGGAGAGATTAATGAAACGGAATCTTACTGCGGTACTTTCTATATAGGAGATCACGTAATTAATGTAGGAGATATTATTATTGCTGATGATATAAACATCAAAATGTCTTTGCCATTTAAGATTGCTAAGATATCTACGTTTGATCTTAGCAAATCAATGAAGAAGATTACCCTACATAGTTTTATTGAGAATCCTTCTAAGGTATTTCTTGCAGCTACTGCAGGTAAGATTGCATTTAACATTATGGAAAGTCCTTTATTTCTTGGTGTTTTTGCATATTATCCTGAACTAGAACAAGAGAAATATCGTTATGCTGTGCATTTCTTATTGCATTACAACAAGCAAATACGAAATGATAAGCAATTTAAACTACTTAAAGATCTAGTAGAATCTCAATGTTTAGAAGAAAATTATGTCTTTACTACTCCATATGGTAACGATAATTATGTTGTACTAAGCAAGATTGCAAAACCTTATTGGTTTGAATCTTACAATACAATTATGCGTAGTCAATACAGTTTACTACCTGTAACCTATATGAGTTATCTAAAGAATAGTCTTCCTAAACGAGATTACATTTTTATTAGTAGCATAACTTCTAAGTCTGACATTCTAATAGAAGCTTGGGAAGAAAAACTCAATATGAAATTACCTAGTAATATTGAACTATACCAAGCAATGGATATCGAAGGCATAGATGGACTTTATGAATCACAATTAATATCAAAACAAGAATATGAGCGTGTTAAAAACTTGGCTGGGTACATGGTATGAACCCTTAGAAGCTATCACTAGTACCAAAGAGTTTGAGAATATTGGTGTACAGATAGCTAAATGGCAATCACAAGCCCCTACGTACCCTGAAAGTCAAGATATTTTCAAAGCTTTCAGACTAACCCCTTACAAAGATCTTAAGGTGGTAATCTTAGGACAAGACCCTTATCATACTCCTGGTATGGCAAGTGGTCTATCCTTCGGTGTTAAGAATCCTAATGGTACTATACCTCCTTCTTTGCAAGTAATACGCAAAGAATTAGATAGAGAGTATCAAAGCGAAGGCAAAGACTTTGATTATACATTAGAGTCTTGGGCTAAGCAAGGTGTATTACTTCTTAATACTGCTCTTACTGTACATAAAGGCAAAGCCAATAGCCACAGTGCAGAATGGTTACCAATTACCATGCAGATTATAGACCTTATTGCACAAAATAATAGTGGTCTTATATTTATGTTATGGGGTAAGCATGCGAAGTCTTTTGAGAATATGTATATGAAGTCATTTCATCATGTATTAACCGCAGCTCATCCTGCAGCTGAACTACGTAAATTAGATGCAGGATTTCTAGGTTGCAATCATTTTAAGATGGCTAATGAAATCATTACAGGTATAAACGGAGAAGAGTATCAAATTAAATGGATATAATATGCAATCAATTCCTAATGAAAAGTACTGGAAAGAGGTACTTACTATAATTATTAAGCATCTTGATCCATTAAACAAAACGACACCTGAAATGGTGGGTAGTAAATCCCGCGAAAAATCCCTGATCAATATACGAAGGGTATATTATTATCTAATTAGACAATTATATAATATGCCCTATCAACATATTGCGGAATCTTACTACTACGCTACAGGAATGGTTAATGTAATACCTAACCATGCTA